CCAAGTTCTTTTGCTGTTTCTAAAATCTTATTCATGTCATTTCCTTTATTTGTATTCGTTAATATGCCTTAACCTAATCAATACAAATACTTGATGCAATAGCTTATATTACATTAACTACCCATTATATATATATAACAAGAAATTTCTAAGCATGACCAAACAAACACGCGCGACCGAAAAAGCTTTTCTAATGATTTTTACGTTTAACCTTGCCCATTATCTACCTATTGTCTAAAGTCCCCTCTATGGTGAGCGAATCAATGATACAATACTTAGTAAAAATAAACTAACAATCATTAATAAATCGAGACCACAAGGAAAATTTTTGGCTTGCGTCAGATTCCGTGCCTTATTTTTTTTTATGATTTTTTAAGCGATAGGATATATTACAAAAATGGATTGGCCAATAATTACAGAAAAAGACTATGAAAGACTAATCGAATCAATCGACCTAGGTGATGAGTTCTTCCGTAAGCTAGCAATCTTTAGATCAGGCTTAATCGAGCCAGAGTTACGCCATTGGCAACTATCGGCACACGAAGCCTATGACAGCCTATCCCAAAGAGAGTTGCAAGTGTTTAAGATGCGTTTAAAATCGCACAGCTTTCCCTTAATTGCAGACAACCTAGAAATATCAGAATCTTCTGCAAAAACCTACTGGCGTAGGGCTATTCGGAAGTGCTGGGCTTTATATGGAATAGATTAGTGTCAACTAAGTTGCAATTATTGAAACTATTACAGGAATCATTATGGCCAATAAAAAGATGGGAAGAAAACCAGTAGAAGTTAGCGCAGATAAGGTGGAGATGCTTTCTAGCTTTGGATGTTCAACAGTGGAGATAGCAAGATTACATAATTGCAGCGAAACCACTATTCGTACAAAATTTAAAGAAGAGATTGAGCGTGGCAGAGAAAATATGCGTATTAAACTTCGTCAATTGCAATGGAAGCAAGCGGAGCTAGGGAATACCAGCCTCTTAATTTTCTTAGGTAAACAATATTTAGGTCAAGCTGACCGTAACGAACTGGAGCTAGTAGGCAACCTCGAAGGACTACTTAAAGAGTGTGGCTACGAAGATTCGCCCATTGAAAAGAAAAGTTTTAAACAAAGAGAAACTCTGGAAGATCCTCAAGTACCAGCCCTCGCCTAATCAACAGTCTGTACATGATTCCAATGCGCGATTTCGCGTAAATATTCAAGGCAGACGATCGGGTAAAAGTTACAGCGCAGCTAAAGAAGTCTTACCGTACATCCTGACTCCTAATACGAGAACATGGATAGTTGGTCCTACTCTAGATTTAGCTGACAAGATCATGCGAGAAATCAAGATGGATATTCTTGGTAAGCTAAGACTTCCTATCGCAACAAAGAAGGAAGTTAGTGGCTCATTACATTACATAAAACTCGCTGGACTTAATAGTGAGGTGTGGGCAAAAAGCTCAGAACGCCCAGAAAGTTTGGTGGGAGAAGGAATTGACCACTTAATTGTTGAAGAGGCAGCCAAGATACGCAAGATTGTATGGGAGCAGTATCTAAGGCCTACATTAGCCGATAGAGCTGGTTGGGCGCTATTTACGACAACGCCAGAAGGCTATAATTGGATATATGATTTATGGCAAAGGGGAGGGTCGGAAGAATTTCCAGGTTGGGATTCTTGGCAGCACCCAAGTTGGGAGTCTCCGTTTTTTAGAGATGACATTGAAGAATTAAAGAAAACATTAACATATGAAACCTGGCAACAAGAATTTGGAGCGCAATTCACCTCATTTAGCGGAAGGGTTTTTCCGTTTGATCGGACCATACACATCCAAAAACTCAAGTATAACCCAGACCTTCCTACCTATGTGGGTATCGACTTTGGATACAGGACCAGCGCAGCAGGATTCTTTCAGGTGGAGCAACGCAAAGATAAAGATAAAGTATATTTAATTGATGAGATATGGGAAGAAAATATTAAGACTGAAGACTTTGCAGATAGAGTCAAAGCTAAAGGTTATCCTATTATTCGTTATTTTGGTGACCCAGCAGGCGGTGGAGTCCAAGCTCAAAGTGGTATTGGGGACATTGAGATATTTAAAAAGAAAGGCATTAGAGTTGATTTTAGGCAAGATAGGGTTTCTCGCAATATCGCTAACGGAATTACTCACATGCGCACATGGTTTGAGGATGCATCTGGGAACACCCATTTCTATGCCGATAAAAGATGTAAGAAGTTTATAGCAAGTTTTGAAAACTATCGCTATCCAGAAAAGAAAAAAGACCAAAGACTTAAAGAAGAACCACTCAAGGATGGGCTGAATGACCACGCAAATGATGCCTCTAGATATTTTTTCTGTAACCTTTTTCCTATAAAAAGTAGACAAGCAGGGAGCATTGACTGGTGATAATACAAGACTTATCTGAACAATTAATTATAGATAGTTTATCAGACTATTTAAATAATATAGAGACAAAGCGCTCAAGAGAGCGTGAGTATCTGTTAGATTTTTACGAAGGGTTTAATGTAGAGCGATATGTAGGTGAATACTTTGCAAGCGAAAGCTTACAGCAAGTGCCTATATTTACTCAAAACTTAACAAGACGAGTATGTAAGGCTAGAGGCCAAGCATATAAACGGCCTGTTCGTTTAAGCGTAGACGAGCGCTATAAAGATTTTGCAGACTTGCAAGACCTTCATTCTAAGCGTAAACAATTAGAGCAGACTACATTCCTACTAGGAACAATGGGCTTTCGAAGCCTTTGGAATCCTAGAAACAATAGAGTGGAGTATGAACTACTTCCATTCTTAGAACCGCTATTCCTTCCAGGCGAAAAAGAGCCTTTTGGCTGTATTTACGCTATTGAAAACGAGGGAATGGCTAAACTTACTAAACAAGAGTTCATTGTATGGACGGCTGATCGTGAAGGGATGCCTGGTAAGCATTTTGGTATCGATGCAAATGGTGACAAGTTTTCATTCAATGAAGGCGATGTAAATCCTTATGGAATTTTACCAGTATCTTTTTGTCACAGATACGCACCTATTAGAGATTTCTTTGTAGGAGGAGCTGAGGACGTAGTTAGAGCAGACCTTGCACTTTCCGTAGCAGCAATGGAAATATCCTTATGTATTAGACTAGGTGCTATTGGTGTAAAGTTTGTTACAGGGGTAGACGATCGCTCACGCATTTCTATGGGTGTTGATAAGATACTTTATCTTCCAGAGGGTGCTAACTTTGGAGTTACTGGACCATCTGCTAGTATAAGTGACTTAATATTAGGTGCAAAGTATTTGACTGAAGCTACTCTTAATAATAATCAACTTAGGGTAAAGTTTATTGATTCTCATGGTAACGCAGAGTCAGCAGAAGCTTTACGAATACAAGACATTGATTCTTACCAAGAAACTCAAGCTAATATCGAAGATACTTGGAGGCCTTGGGAGCATAAGCGTTTTAATATTGACAAACGAATTATTGAAGTACAGACAGGTCAAAAGCTTAGTGATGAATATCTAGTAGATTTTGAAGAGCCACAAATACTATCACCATCTGAAGAGCGTGAGATGTTTACTTGGTTATTCCAGAACAAACTAGCCACAAGAAAATCATATTTAATGTTAAAAAATCCTGACATGTTACCCGAAGAAGCTGAAGTTTTATTAAGCGAAGTAGATGATTCCGAAGCTCAACCAGAACAGAATAGGCTTTTAAATAGATTGCAAGGCTAATGCCATTATCCCAGTCTATTGACAGTGCAGTTGCAGATTTTGAAGCTAGGCTTACTGAAGCGCAAAGCCAGTTCACCCAAGACGTAGAAGAATTACGAGAGCAAGGATTAACCACTGAAGAGATATTAGTTATATTAGCTGGTATCTCTATGGTAGACTATTGGTTAGCTGATTTACAGATGCAACAAGCGGTTAATCGTTTAATGATTAGTTTTGATACATTATTAGATGATGCAGTCTTTTTTGGCACTGTATCCGAAGCTCAGTTAGTCGCATTACGCAATATGCAACAAGCATCTATATTAAGATATACGACCGACATTAGTGAAAGGGTACGATTGTCATTAGTGCAAGGGGTACTTCAGAAAATGCCTCGTAAAGATATTAGTGCAATGTTATTAAGAGATTTATCAATAAAACCTTATCAGGTAGATACAATTATTAGCACTTCAATGGCTACTTACTCAAGGTCACTAACACTTCTCCAGTTAGATAAGAACCCCACGCAAAAACTTATCTATAGTGGTCCATTAGACTCTAAGACTAGACCAGTATGTATCCGAATGTTAAAAGAAGGTGGGATGAGACAAGATCAAGTAGAAGCTAAATATCCAGGCGCATTGCGAGACGGTGGCGGATTCAATTGCCGACATCAATGGAACGCTTTGTCACCGAATACCCAAAATAAAGACATACAGCAAAGAGCTAAGGTAGCTTATCAAGGGATGGCTACTAAAGCAACAAAAAAGGGAAGAACATTTAAAGTGCCACAAACATTGGAGCAGTATTACGGATGATTAACTTTCAAAAGGCATTCAAATTTGGTAGACCATTTTTTCAAAGCGTAGCTCGCAAAGTTTTAAAGCTACATAAGCGCAGTATATTTGATAAAGGTAGAAACGCAGCAGGAAAGCCTTTTATGGCTTACACTAATGCTTATCGCAAAAGAAAAATGGCAGGGAAAGCAGCCCCAAATCAAGTAAGTAAAAGTGGAAAACCTGACTTGACACTCACTGGAGAAATGCGATCATCGTTTAATTATTTAAAGTCCTCTGCGCATGGCTTTGAATATGGAATTAGTGATCCAAAGATGGCAGAGCGCATGGAATTACAAGGGCCAAAGAAAAAGTCACGCAAAAGATATGTATCAACTAAAATAAACCCGACTACTCCAGACATTCAAGAGTTCATTGTGAAAGGAATGCAATATGAGCTTATGAAGAATTTTGTAAAAGAAATTCGCAAGAACGGAATGGGGTACAAGGTATACACCATATAGGAGTTAAATATGGAAACGGACGTAAAAGTCGAGCAGCAAGCTCAAGCCCAAGAACAGGCCAATGTTCAAGAAAGCAACGACACCTCCTCAAGTGTCAATACGCTAATCGCAGATGCGAAAAAATACAGAACACAGAGGCAGGCAGCTGAAGCAAGGATAACGGAATTGCAAGGTCAGCTCGATGAAAAAGCTGAAGCAGAAATGCAGAAGAACAACGAGTGGCAGGATCTAGCTACCAAGTACAAGTCTGAACGAGATGAGTACAAATCTCAGGCAGAAGAAGGAATCCAGATTAAAGAATCTGTGCGAAAAGAACTTCTTAGTCAACTATCTGATGAGGATCGTGAATTTGCAATCGGAATGGAGACAGATAAGCTCCAAAAGTTTGTAACTCGATCAAGTAATCAAACAATTAAAACAAATGAATCTTATTCCACACCGATGCCCGATAGAACGGTAAATGCTTTTACTGACATGACGAAAGAGCAGAGACAAAGCAATTGGAGTAAGGTTTTAGCAAGCTACGCTAAAAAATAGCGTAGAAAGGTAGAAATAAAATGGCATTATCAGGAGATTTCGCTGGCGCTTCGGTTACGGTAACCACAAGTGCCAATCTGATCCCAGAAATTTGGGTTGATGGAATTAATGCATATCTTGAACGCAATCTTGTGTTTGAGCAGTGTGTTGATACATCCCTAAGTGGATTAGTCAAGGGTAGGGGAGATATTTTTCATATTCCCACCATGGCAGAAGTAAGTGATGCGGCTAAGGCAGCAGAAACTTTAGTAACATACGCAGCTTCAACACATGCAAAAGTAGACTTAACAATCACTGAGCATAGGTACGCAGCACGTTTAGTAGAAGATATAGCAACAATCCAAGCCGTTCCTGGTCTTTTTGAAAAAGAAGTAGCAGGCTTTGGATATGCACTAGCTAAGACATATGACGCATTTATTGAGTCAAAAGTTGAAGCAGCTACTACGAATTCAACTGCATTAGCAGCTGACAACGTAATAACAGCAGCCGAAATAAGATCAGGTATGAAAACCCTTATGGAAGCGGATGTAGACACTAACGAGTGTAACTTCATTGTTTCACCAGCGCTTTATGTAGCGATGCTCGGAATTGATGATTTTGTGGACGCTTCTAAGCTAGGTGCAGGCCCTTCTGCATTAAAGAATGGCCAGATCGGAATGCTTTACGGCATGCCAGTCCTACACAGCACAGTTATGGGGTCATCGGCCTCTACTGGCGTGGAAGTGGCGTACATTGTACATCCAACAGCGGTAAGTGCAGCTAGGCAATTAGAGCCGAGAGTACAATCCGAATATAGCGTTGACTTTCTAGGTACTAAGGTCGTATCAGACATGGTATATGGAGCAGTTACAGCGTTTGAAGGACGTATTCAAGAGTTTAAGAATCCTTAATTCTTAATTACAAATAGGAGATCAATATGGGGGGTATTTATTTATCCCCCATTCCTTATTATGTTTAGAACATACGATTATCAATGTAAAAAATGCGAAGCAGTCTTTGAGGCTATGACGAAAGATGATGAGAAAGCTGAATGTGGCTGTGGGTCTAAGACACTTAAAAAATTAATGGGCGCACCTTTATTTACACTAAAAGGCAATGATTGGCCTGGGAAAGAGTTTAAAGCTCAAGCTGATTGCAGAGCAATGGCCAATGGCAAGACAATTTAGTGTAGTCTAATCCTCTTTAATTGAAGTCTATTAACAGGGGAAAATAAATGGCTAATTACAATTCAGATTATACTGGAGCGCAAATTGACAGCGCAATATCCAGAGCAAATTCAACAGATGTAACGGCAGGAACAATCGCAGCGAGCAAGGCGGTTGTTGTTGATTCTAACAAAGATATAACAGGATTTAGGCACATTGTTGCTACTGGCAATGTTACTGCCGCAAACATAATTCTTAGTGGTAACGTAGATTTAGGCGATGCTAGTGGTGACACAGTAACAATCACTGGGTCTATCGATTCAAATCTTATACCAGCGACAGATGACACCTATGATATAGGGTCAGCTAGTAACGCTTGGCAAGATCTCTTCTTAGAAGGAGACATAAATTTTTCAGATGGAGCGCAAATAGACGTAGCTAGTGGTGATTTTACCCTAGACGTTGCTGGCGATATAGAAATTAATGCAGATGGTGGTGATATAAACTTTAAAGATGCATCGTCTACTTATGCGACTATTACATCTGCTGGAATTACTACAGCTAACACAGTTTCTTTTGGTAGCTTAACCGATGGAACTATAACAATTACAGATTTTGTAGATGAGGATAATATGTCCTCAAATTCAGCCGTAAAAGTTCCTACCCAACAAAGTGTCAAGGCGTATGTAGATGCGACCGTTACAGCCCAAGATTTAGACTTCTCTGGGGATTCTGGCGGTGCATTGAATATAGATTTAGATTCTGAGAGCTTAACGCTTACTGGTGGAACTGGTGTTGTGACCGTAGGCTCTGGAAATACAATGACTTTTAACTCTGTAGACTCAGAGATTGTGCATGATAGCTTAAGCGGATTTGTTGCTAATGAGCATATTGATCATACAGCAGTTACTTTAACGGCTGGAGTAGGTTTAAGTGGTGGCGGAACAATCGCAGCTAATAGAACTTTTACAGTAGATCTTAATGAATTAACTACTGAGACAACTATTGCTGATGCTGATTTTATTGCAATGGTTGATGCAACAGACGATGGCTCTGGTAAAATAACATTTGAAAATTTAGAAGATGCTGTTTTTGCTAGTGTAAGTGGTGATGTCACTATAACTGAAGGTGGCGTAGCCCAGATAGCTGACAACGCTGTGGACCTAACAACCCATTCTACAGGAAATTATGTAGCAACTATTACTGGCGGTACTGGAATTGATTCTAGTGCAGCTACAAGTGGTGAAGGTACTACACATAGTTTATCAGTAGACTTAAACGAACTAACCACAGAGACAACTATAGCCGATGCAGACTTTATTGCGATGGTAGATGCAACGGATGATGCAAGTGGCAAAATAACTTTTGAGAATTTAGAAGATGCAATATTCGCATCTGTAAGTGGTGACGTATTAATTACTGAGGCTGGTGTTAGTTCAATTCAGGCAAATAGTGTAGCCCTTGCAACCGACACAACTGGAGACTACGTTCAGAATATAACGGCTGGAACTGGACTTACATCTTCAGGAGCTACAAGTGGTGAGAACATTGCGCACTCTCTAAGTGTGGATGCTAATCAAACTCAAATAGTTCAAACTGGAACACTCGCAGTCGGAGCGATTAGCTCTGGATTTGGTGCAATTGATATTGGTTCAAGCGCAGCCAATTTTGGTGCGACAACTGTAGACAGTTTAAGTGCATCTGATGGTAACATTACTAATGTAGGGGATATTGCCCTGGATAGCATTAGTGCTGATGGTACTGACATTAATATTGCTGTAACTGATAATTCTGCAACTGCTTTAACAGTTAAACAAGGCTCAGATGCTTACCTTATTATAGATACTGCCAACAGTAGTGAATCGGTAGCAATCGGAACTGGTATTTCTGGAACAGCGGTATCAATAGGTCATGGAACTTCTGAGACAATAGTTAATGATAATCTTACTGTAACAGGAGATCTTACTGTATCAGGGACAACTACGACAGTTTCCTCTGGTACGCTAACTATTGGCGATACTTTAATAAAATTAGGACAAGCATATACAGGAAGTGCTTACGATCAAGGGATTGTATTTACCAGGGGCGATGGCTCAAGTACAAATACCCAGAATATGGCATTTATATGGGATGAGTCTGCCGACAGCTTCGCAACGATTAAAGCTGCGACAGAAGCTGGAACGACTTCTGGTAATGTCACAGTAACAGACTATGTTCCTTTACGAGTCGGTGCTTTAACAGCAGATGATGCTTCAACTTTTACAAGCACAATATCTGCGGCAACTGGATCTACAATTGGGAATCTAACTTTAGCAAACGGCTCGATAACAGACAGTAGTGGTGCAATAAGTTTCGGAAATGAAAATCTTAGCACAAGTGGAACTTTAGGAGCGGGAGTCGTTACGGCTACTGGCTTAACAATTGGAAGTGCTGTAATCACAGAAGCTGAATTAGAAATCCTTGATGGTGCAAGCTTAACAACCACAGAATTAAATTATGTTGATGGAGTAACCTCAGCAATACAAACGCAGATAGATACAAAATCACCTATTGCAAGTCCAACTTTCACAGGAACAATCACTATAGGTAGTGCAGCAATCGCAGAAGCTGAATTAGAAATGATAGACGGAATAACAGCTGGAACAGCAGCAGCATCAAAAGCGGTGGTTTTAGACGGCTCAAAAAACATAGCTACACTCGGAACAATAGGCTCTGGAGCAATTACGGCTACTGGCTCAAGTTCTTTTGCTACTTCTATCAAAACACCTTTAATCGAATACACCAATGGTGATGATGCAATTACAATAGCAAGTGGTGGTGGAATTACAGCAGCTGCTGGAATAACCTCAACGGCTGCATCAAATAGTTTAGGAGCAACTGTCTTTAGTGGAGCGGTCACGACTAACTCAACTATTGACGGAATAGACATAGCTACCAGAGATGCGATCTTAACAAGCACAACCACTACTGCTGGTGCAGCTTTACCAAAAGCTGGTGGAACAATGACTGGTAATATTGTAATGGGAGATGATACTTCTATTGGAATAGCTGATGATGCTGAGAGAATTGAATTTGATGGTGCTGGTGATATATCAGTCTTAGGAGCGAATTTTGGAATTGGAATTTCGGCACCTGAAAGGCTTTTGCATTTACAAGATGATAATGAAGCAAATTTAGCTATTGAAACTAATAACAATGGTGCAAGTAATTTCGCAGGACTTAGAAGGTATAAATCAAGAGGGACTAAAGCCAGTCCTACTGTTGTAGCAGATGACGATACATTGGCTTTTGATGCTGTTTATGGATATGATGGCAATAGCTATGCAACAGGAGCTTCTATAGGATATAAAGTAGATGGTACGCCTGGAGATGGAGATATGCCTACCAGAATAGAACTTTCAACATCAGCAAATGGAAGCCAATCGCCTACTACGAGAATGACAATCCTCTCAGATGGAAATATTGGAATTGGTACTGATGTTCCTGGTAGTTTATTAACTGTAAAAGGAGATAATCAAGCAATTGACCTTAGAAGTAATGATTTTTCTAATGTGTTAATAAGTTCCGCTGGTTCAAGTGGTGCTGGATTAGACAGAGGAAGTATCATATTAAGAGAAAATGGCTCTAATAAAATTCTATTAGGTGGAAATGGAAATGCTGATTTTTCAGGCAGAATAAGTTTAGGTACTCAAACAAATGCAATAAATAGTTTTACACAAAATTATGGTAGGTGGGGAGGCCATTCTCTCGACCTTGCAGATATGTTGTACAACGCATATTGGACAGGCTCTGCTTGGATTAATGACGCTGATGATAAAGATTCATATCTTTTAAGACTTCATCATAACACAGGTTTAACCTTTGAAGTTTCAACGGCAAAAGCAACTCCAAGTTTTGTTACTAAGTTTTCAGTAACTAATGCAGGAGATGGTACTTTTGGAGGAAGAGCATATGTTACAGCTGGTTCAGCTGCTTACGCTGCCTATTCTTTTAGCGGTGATAGCGATTCAGGGATGTATAGCGAAGGCGCAAATTCTATTGGATTTGCAGTAGCTGGTGTAAAGGTAGCCACTATGAATGATAATACCTTTACTGTATTTGGAGCGCAAAGTGATAACGCTGTAATAAAAATGTATGCAGATGCTGGAGACAATGATAATGATAAATATAGAATTTTGGCTGAAGATGGCGGTGGTGGATTAAAGTTTCAAACTGAAGAAAGTGGTAGCTGGGTAAGTATGGTGGAATTTCATGCCGATGGCAATGTATTTATTGGCGATAATGCAAATGGAAATATGACAAAAGGTCTTACCATTAGTCAAGGTGCAAATGATGATGAAATACTTGCTTTAAAATCAAGCGATGTGGCACATGGGATGACGGATGACACCGAAACTGACACTTTCGGTTTGTTCAAAAAGGCTCAAGCCGATTCTGGGGGACTGGAGATAAAAGGATACAAAGATAACGCTGATAGCCCGGCTTTTGCATTAGCTCTTAAAGGAAGGCTCGGAGAAGCGGCAGATACAGCCAAAACAACGAGCGGGAATGGTGTAGTCGTGATTGAAGGTGCGGTCCAAAACTCCGCAGGCATTACAGACGTTGGTTCTGACGGAAACATTTTAACCATTCGTAACAATACAACGACTCGCTTCATCTTCGACGCTGAAGGCTCGGCACACGCAGACGTAGAGTGGATTGCGTTCTCAGATAGTAGATTAAAAGAGAATCAACTCCCATCTCCTTACGGATTGGCCGATGTTTTACAATTACAGCCTAAAGTATATGACCGAAAATCTGGTTATATTGATGAAGGTGGCAATACTGTGCTTGAAGATAATTCTCGGCACATGGTTGGCTTTATAGCGCAAGAAGTCATGGCAGTTATTCCAGAAGCTGTTAAGCCTGTTGATGAAAAGCTGAGTTTCTACTCATTGAACACCGACCCGATTATCGCTGCTCTTGTGGGTGCGGTTCAAGAACTTTCAGCTAAAGTAGAGGCACTTGAAAATGCCTAAATACTTATCATGCGACTGTAAAGAATGTAATTGTGGGAACTGCTGTGGATAAATTAAAATTCACTATAGTTCCTGATTGGAAAGAATTAAGGAATATAATAATCTACACATTTAGTGTAATTGCTCTATTATATGTTATTGTAAATATATATTCTTGCTCAGATGATACTTTTATAGCTGGCTACAATAAAGACATGGAAGAGATCCACTATCAGATGTTTGAAGTAGATTCATTGGTCAGAATTCTAAGCTTAGAAATTGACTCTCTAAACGCAAAGAATTGGAATAAATAAGTGCCTAAAGAATTAAGCGAAGAAAAGATATTAGGTTCAAAATTTACTTTATCTTTACAAACTATGATAGCTGGGGGAATGGGACTTAGTAGCCTTATCGGAATGTGGTTTGCCCTTCAAGCAGACATCCAAGAAGCTAAGGAATTGCCTGTACCTCTATCTTTATTCTCTCAAGAGTATCCAAGTAAGGGCATTAGTGATTTCAATTGGAGTCCTTCTTACGAACAATATAAACAACAGATCTCTCAGCTCCAAAACGACAATGACGAGATTTTTGAGACGATTGAAGAATTACAAGCTGAAGTAAATAGCTTAAACCAACAGGTTATTAATTTGAGAATTAAAGTTAAATGAGATTACTTCTTTTATTCTCATTGATTTTTGGTCAACAGCAAGTAACAGATAAAAACTTTTACGGTACTATTTACCAGGGCATCAACGTAGTGAGATTCACAGCGGAATGGTCTGAAGATAATAAGAAAAACTTTTACCAGGGGAAATTTATTGTAGATGGCGATAGTGCTTTTCACGGAACAGTAATGACTATCCTTCCTTCAAAGAACGTACCTGAAACTGTTAGAAAATTAAGATTAAGAAACTTCCCAAGTGTTGTTTTATTTAAAGATGGTAAAAAGCAGAAAGTTTGGAAAGCTGATTTTGATGGCAAGCTTGATTTATCTACAGATGAATTAAGAAAAGCAATAGAAAAAATAGTTAAATAATTAATTTCTTAGAAAAAAGCCAGTAGGCTTTGTAACTAATAACAAAAACAGAAAGTAGGAGTTAAATGTCAAAAAAAGAAAAACAAAACGAACCAACTCTTGTCCTTGATGATAAAGAATATGTAATCAATGACCTGGGTGACGATGAAAAGCTAATGGTAGCTCACATCAATTCATTAAATCAAAAGGTCGATAATGCTCGCTTTAATCTTCAACAGATTGAAATGGGTAGGCAGGCGTTTGTAAGTAGCTTAAAAGCTAAGTTAGAAGCACCAGCCGTAGAGGCTTAAGCGTTGGGGGGGAGCATGGAAAAACTACTAATACAAGAGTGGGGTATTGTTGGTTGTCTTTTGGCCTTATTCTTTGGCCAGATCATGTTCCTCCAAAAAACGCTTTTAAAAAAACTTCAAGAGACTGACGAAAAAGTCATAGCCTTAATCAATAGATGGAATCGGTCTGATGAGATAAATTCATCAGCTCGTGACCGCAGACATGAACAAATTTTAGAACAGGTTAATAGAATCACGGATAATCAAAACTTTATCAAAGGAAAGATTAATTCAAGATGAAAAGGTCTGAAGTAGATGACTATCGGGATGAGATGCTAGAGCGAATGACACGCCTAGAAACTAAGTACGATTCTCATGTAGAGATTACAAAAGAGATTCGTGTTGATGTTAAGGCTCAAAATGGCCGAGTGCGTTCTTTAGAGAACAAACAGTCTTGGTTCACAGGCATCCTAGCATCGCTTACTTTTATCTTTAGTAGTCTTTTTGCTTTCTTTAAAGGAGAATATTAAATGGAATTTTTACAAAACAATTGGGAATATGCAATCATCGCAATCTTAGCTATAGATAAAGCAGTCGCGTTAAGTCCTTCCACATGGGATGATTTAATCTGGACCGCAGTTAAGAAGTCGATATATAAGGTAGCAGGGAAATAATATGATCAAAAGAGTAATTGGGCGCTTAGTCAAAAAACATGGTATGAAGAAATTGCTTATTATGGTAGGCGATTGGGCAGTTGGAGCTTCTAAGTCAGATAAAGATGATGAAGCTTGGGAGATGGTAGTAAAGCCATTTATTGAAGAGAACTTTTAATGCCTAGATTTGGCAGTCGCTCAAAGCGAAGGTTGCAAGGCGTAGATGCAAAGCTAATTAGTGTCTTGAATGAGGTTGTAAAACATTATGACCTTACGGTACTTGAAGGAAAGCGAAGTAAAGAACGTCAAGAAGAGCTTGTGGCTAAGGGCGCATCTAAAACTATGAAGAGCAAACACCTGGAAGGTAAAGCTGTTGATATTGCGCCTTATCCAATCCCAGACTGGGAAGATACTTATCAGTTCATTTATATGGCTGGCAGGATAATGCAAGAAGCTGATCGCTTAGGTGTAACTTTAAGGTATGGGGGCGATTGGGACATGGACGAGACAGTAGTTTCAGACCAGACATTCCAAGACCTTGTGCATTTTGAAATTTATGAAAAGTAGTCGAAAAGGGTTTAAGTAATGACATTATCTGAACAGATGCAATCTATGATGGATGAGGTAAAAGCAATTCAGTTATTAACCAAGAGTATTTCAAAGGACATGGAAAACGATATGTCAATAAATGGAGTACGGAAGATTGCAAATCTAATGGCAATGATTGAAGGTTTAAAAGTCCCTGAGATAGTTTGTTCATTTGAAGAAGTTAATGGTATGGAATATTTTGATGAAACACAGAGTGGAATAGCGTAATGGCAACATACTTAGAATCATTTTGCAATATAACTACGGACCTTATGGGCGTAGAACCTAATATTGACAACTATGATCGCAAGCGTTTAATTCAGAATTTTCAAAGTTATGCATCGAATGTATATGTGGCTTTTAACAGCGGTTATGTATCGCAAAGTTATATTGATGGTAAAGAGATGAACATGCAAACTTCATTAGGAGCTGTTGATTCTTCAGATGATGCGTATTTTGATTCTGCTGCTGATGCTTTATATGTTTATAGTTCTGTAGATCCAGATAATTTAGTTTATGAAGCAGCAGAGGATTGGGCTACAATTAAACAACGTGTAGTTAATGAACAAGCGGACCGCATTCGCTCTTATATCAATCGACCAATATTTAAACGTACTAAAGCAGAAGATCAAGGTGCATCTAGTCGTGAATACGACTTTGTATTGATTAATGGAAACGCAGGGTTAGCCTGTGCAGATTTAGTTAGATCCGTTGACCCAGAGAGGGCTAAGGACATCGAAGAGCGCTATATCTCTCCTGAAGGCGATGGTATGTTAGACTTATTAAAAAGAGGCGATTACGCTCTTTGGCATGAGGCAACTTACGCAAAGAACGAGGGTCTACTTAGACCTATAAGTCTAAATGCAAACACTACAGGCGGTATCCTAGATACTAAGATAACTGCTTTACCTTCTGTAGATTATGATGATGTGCGTGTAAAAATTACGGCTGGTGGTACATTTACTTCTGGTACAGCGAATACATCTGTAAAATATTCAGTATTTGTTAAGAATGATACTGGACTTGCCATAACTGAGGTTGTTCAATCTGAAGAAATCAATGGTGATTATCAAGGGTTGGCTTATGGGATGTATATAAGATTTAGTGAAGGGGTTTATACTACAAATGACCAATGGGGCATTATTGTTGTAGGGCAGCCAGAGGAACATGGTTCAGTTAAATCAGAGCAAGTAAGTAGGAGATAGGTATGCCAAAAGGTAAAGGTTACGGAGATGCAACAAGTAAGAAGAAAAAAAAGAAGAAAGTCCGCGTTACTAAACGTAAATAGAGCTTTGTGGCTACACAATACACTTCAGTTCTTCGAGTCAATGTAATAGAACCTCTAGAGTCCTTAATCAAGGGCGAGTTCAACAAAATTCCAATATATTATGATAGAGATTTTCAGAACAGAGGAAACTTTTTCTTAAGACTTATCCCTGTTCAAGACAAACTAGACCAACCCACCACTGAAGATCAAATTAGAGTTTATGGAATATTGCTTAGACTATACAGAAGAACACCTGGAGTATTTAGTAGGCGTAATAATCTTGAACAATTAATGAACTATGCAGATAGAATAAAGCGCTTGATTGGCAATAATTCAAACTACAGCCCTTCGTCAAGTTATAAATGGAATGATGCGGTAATAAGCTTTGTGAATTATGAACCACAATTAGAAGATAAAGAAATGGATTACCAGGTAGTAGATATTATGTTTAATTGCAATGTCTTAATATGATCTCTTATAATAAAACCTATAACGAAAACGTATTAGATAATTTAAGACTAATTGTAGCCCAAGAATTTAGAAACGTCCCTATCCGTTATGACAAAGTTTATCGAGGTAACTCATTCTTTCAGCTCACACCTCAAAGAGATGAGATTGTAGAATTGCGCTCTAACGGAGCGATTAGAGAGTATTCGATACTTTTAACCTATAATGAAAAAGAACGTGGTAGGTACACCAAGAAACGCAGTTTAGATACACGCATTGATATTATAGAGCGATTAAAGGAAGTATTGAGAGTTAATGTAGCAAGTATTGACGAATTCTCTACTTTCGTTACTTCCACTGGTAGTAATTTCCTTACTAGCGATGGCGATGAATTAAGGTTAGTTAAAAGACCGATAATGATTACGAGTTTAGATCGGTTCTTTATTGCCTCAGATGGACTAGCGTTTACGGTCTTTCCAGCAGCCAATTCATATGAATGGCATAACGCAAGATTGGATTCTGTAAACTATGATTTAGAAAGTGAACACCCTTCTTACTTAACTGCGACTGTAGAGTTTAAATGTTTAGTAGAAGAGGCCTATGCGTAAACGATTAAGGTATTAATGATGGCAAAATATAAAGCAATAAAACCAATAGATCAGTTTGGAAGCTATAAAGGTTTAAAAACTGAGGATTGGAATGCACTTAATAATGGTAAATCTGTAGAACTTGATGAAGTACCAGAAAAAGCCAAAGAATTTTTAGAAAAAGTAACATATAGTAAGAAGGAGTCTAAGTAATGGCTTTAGACGGACAAGCATTTAGCCCAAAACAATTTCAATTAGCAATCCAAGGTGAGGCTACGATAGGTACAGCAGATATAGATGGAAATATGAATCTAGTTAATATAGATAGCATTTCAATGCCTAGCCTTAATTTAACTCAAGTATTTGATGTACGAAGTGGATCAGGTGGTAGAGTTGCGGATGTAGATGATGTCCTTATAGATGAGAAGGGTGTTACAAAGGAAATTACTTTTTCTGGAGTTTTTGATCAAACTATTGCGCCTGTATTACTTAATAATATATGTGGTGGTGCAACCGTAGCTAGTGATTTAATAACTATACCTTACAACTATCAACCAGACGAATTACAAACTGGCGCTAGTGGGGATGCTACCAAGACATTAACTTTAGCTATCGTGAATCCAAGGACAACCGTTGATGGTAGTACTTATGTGAACAGGTCTATGATTTTTGCAGGCTGTGTAATCACCGCTTTATCTATTACTGGTGATATGA